ACATGCGAATGCTAAGACTCGTGAGTTCAGATCGAGGTAAACCAAGCCTCGTCGAACTCAACGGAATAGTCGACCTTGAGTATACACTCAATGGCCGAACTCGACACCTTCATGCCAATCTCGAGATTCAAGATGGCTTGGACTAATTCGTCAACGTCGGTAGGGCCAAAGCCATACATACGCTGGAAACCAGCTGCATCAACAGTCCACTCGGATAAATCCTCATGGGCATATTTGACATGCTTCAGGCTCAACCGAGTAAACTCAGCAGGGGCCACTCCACCCTCAAAGGTAGGTAAGACACTAAAGCGATTCCGAAAGGCATCGAGTACGGGGTTGTGGGGTTGGTGACACAGACCAGAGAATACAACGGCTTCATAGCGGTTGGCTATCTCCTTGTGGGACATAGACTGGAATTCTCTAACTGTGACACCAATGCTGTCAGCACCAAACTGTGCGTCAGCAACACCAAAACCCCTGCAATACGTGCCGCAAGCGAGCATGTATTTTTCCTCCTGCCGACCATCAGGATGGTGACAGAGGACGGGATGATACTTGAGAAACATTTTTTTGCTCAGGGTAGTCAAGTGAAACCACACTGAGTCGGTGACCAATGAGAAAAGCAGCCATGGAAACGATAGACTCCAATTTCTTCTCAGTACCGTAAAGCGACATCAAAACCAGTAAGCCCATAGAAATCATACCCGAAGCATTGCCGTTATTGAAGGTTGTCCACGCATGACCACTCGACATAATGGGAGTGAGTGGTTTGACGGAAAACTTCTCATCCTTGTTCGACGGATTGCGGACCTCCAACGGCAACATAGCCATACCAAGAAGCTCAGTTATGCAATCGGTCCAATCTTGGGCAATTTCGGCACCCACCATCCATGTACCCACACGCTGGTTGGTATCACATGAGGAGATGTCCATTTCTAATTGGATCCACTTATCAAGCCATATGTACATGGCGACCAAATCGTCGCCACACGCACACACGTAGATGGTACGGGTTCCGGCCAAGCGTGCCAGGTCATCAAAACACTCGGATATGGTAGTGGCGCTGGGATAAGTAACTAACTTGAACACTAAATTCCAACCACCATGGTCAAAATAATAGTAACCCCCAGCGTTTTTCGTGACAGCGGCTAAATGAGGAGCGACGACACAGCCATCTTTAAAGGTGGCCACGATACGAGCACGTTTGCCAAACTTGCAAACCTCATTCTTGAGTTTCACCCTGCAGCGATCCACGGGAATGGACCGGTTAATGGGGAAGTCATTACAGTATCCGACTCGCTCAACCTTCTTGTTGTGCGAAATCTCACAGAAGACTTCCCTTGAATGCTGGGCACCCAATAACCAATGCCACCCTTCCATAAAGGTTTGGACGGTAACCTCACCGACACGCTGAACATTGTGCTTAACAACATCCATTTTCCTACGCGCATACTTATTCGTCAACAGGTAACACGGATTGAGGCGATCACGCATTTCCTTGACAAATCTCTTAATCTCGAGCGACCAGACGGGTTCGAGGTGGAGATACTCGGCAGTGGTGAACTCGAAAGTGGCTAGGTACGCACTAATATCATGTTCAACATCTACATTCTGTCCCTCGACACGTCTGCGCTCAATCAGCATACCATCGGGGTACTCTCGCGCGCATGAGTAACCCTGTGGGAGCCGAAAAAGGTATCTGTGACCCCGGAATGTCCCGAGCCTGCCGACAAGGCAAAGCCCAAAAGCATCATGGCCAGCGTCGTACCCCAAATCACTAAAAAGGGGTGACGGGCGGTCAACAGTACCACCGAACAAGCACGCTAATTTTTCTTGCTGATAACGCAAGAACGGGGCGTGCATATCCTCACCGAACAGTCTGCCCAGACCGCCCAAGAGGTTGTGACCGTTATTCTCAGGATAAATAACCTGCTCACGGCCGACTAGTTGAAAAAACCGCTTAGAAATCCACTTAGGGTTCAAGGAATTAAGCGTCGGAAAATTAAACACACCGTCGGCGAACGTGGCCCCCCCATAACAGGTGACCGCGACGTCAGGTCGGCAAACAAAGGGCGGGACGTTCAAATCGACACCAACCTCTTCCCAGGCGCCATCATAGCATACCTGCAAGCCAACAGAATTCAGAGTTCTATCCGTGGTAAGGACATCGAGAGCGGGTAATAAAAACCGCCTACTCGCTGCCATTGCCTTGATCTCCAACCTTGAACTCCCATAAAACAGGAGGGAGTCCATTAGAATAGCGACGACCTCTGAGTCGTGGCCACCATTGGCACTAACCAATGCGGCACCGGCATTGCGGTGCTTTTCTAAATTGGGATCATAACTTGGCATCTTCGAGGATATCAAGGCAGTGAAGGCATCACTTGTAATGAAATGCCTGTCATAGCCCCAATCACCTTGGGAGATGCGTCGCCGGATACACGGGTCAACACAAACGGATTCGCCCATAACACGGTCATCATCCCATACGGCTACCACATATTCGCCAAACTTGCGTTCGACAACATTGGCCAAGACCGTACCGGGAGGAATACACGTGTCGTCCTCTCTTACGCGACGGTAATTCATGCCACTTGGCATTCTAGTATCAAAAATGTACTGAGAATGCAGTGACCTGCAATACACGTAGCTCAAGACTTTCGTGGGCTTAACTTCAGGTGCCGGCAAAGCGGCAACCTGAACATTGGAATCAGCACTCGCTGAACGACCCATGGCCGTGCGACGTTTCACACGTTGTTCGGCACCAGCTTTGGGGCTGGGCCGAGCCTGACCAGGGCGATTCTTCAAGTGGTTTTTGGCCTCACGGAGTGCACGTTCTCGATTAGCATGGAGATCCATGTCGTCATCGCCCGTCCACTCACCGTTGGCCCCGTTCAAGTCACTAGCCAGCACGAAACCGGCTCGGCACTTCTCGCACAGCAAGTAGTACCACCCTGCGAAGGAGTATTCGCATACACATTGGCCCCAGTGGGCATCCGAAACGCAAAAAGCGGTAGGCTGTCCATGGGTACACGACACAAGACCGGGTATGTCCTGATCACCTTCCGGAAGGTGATCAGGATCAGCGCCGTAATGTTTGTTCAACCAACAACGGTCAAACCAAAACAACTGGCGCAAATGGTCAGGGTGGCCGAAGCGGTAAGGCTCACGGCTTGATGCCTCTTCTTCTGTCGCGACACGGTTGTCACGAGCACAGAGGCACCTGCTACTAGGGCAGGCTTTTTGTCTAGCTACGCGGCATAGACTCGGTGAGATTCCCGGAACCTCCAACGTGCCCTCCCGGCTAGGGGCGAGCTCAGAATAGTGTATAGATACACTCAACACCGACAAAAACCCATAAATAGTTTTAGTAAGGTAGAAGCATCCACGCTCCTGTAAGCGTGATGTAGTGATTGGCGACATGGGAGGGCTCGGTGTTCCCTCTGGTGATCTACGTGATGTTTTCCAGGCATCACGTGCTTCTATTAAAAACCTATCAATCCTATTACTGGACATTCTGGCAGCGCTAAGGCGCAAGGACCTAGGTACACATATCCTTTGCAGTCGGGCCTTCCGACGTGCTTCATAAAGACTTGTGAATTTAATTTTTCCCGACATTCTAAAATTTCGAGCCAAAACACCATAACGTTGGTGGAACGCCTTCAAGAAGTGAAGGTGCTTCTGCCAGTTGTACTGAAACCGACAGATAAACACAGTGTGGCATAACAAGCCAACGCACTGGGAGCTTTATTCAAAAAGCTTAAACAACAACCGACCGATACTGCAAACTCTATCAGGTTACTTTTCAGCCCTGCTTAACAAGATGACGTGTCGATGGGGTGTCGTGGGACGGGTGTAGTCAAATCAGAATTCATCACAACACTTGACCAACACCCGGCTGTTTTTTGAAAGGATTCAGCAACCTTATAATGAGACTTTCATGTCCCGCATACTAGTCACCATTGAGTACTGCTTCTTCAGTACATCAGCCGTAGACATGTGCGGGTAGCTGTTTCGCTCGATGTGGAGGCGACTCATGGCGGCCATCATCGCATCAACCCCCATTGGGTCAGAATCAGCTGGCGACCTCAT